CCCCTTACTCTGTGGCCAAGATGGACAACGGCCTGTTTTGGCTTGGCCGTGACCGCCGTGGCCAAGGTATTGTCTACCGCGCCAATGGATATGTTGGCGTTCGGATTTCTACCCACGCTGTTGAGTGGCAGATCCAACAGTACAGCGATTTGTCGGACGCTATTGGTTACACGTACCAACAAGACGGCCACAACTTTTATGTTTTGGTTTTTCCTAGCGCCAATACAACTTGGGTTTACGATGCGGCAACGCAAGCCTGGCATGAGCGTGCAGGCTTTGTCAATGGCAATTTTACCCGTCACCGTGGCAACTGCCAGATGGCGTTTAACAACCAGATTGTCATTGGCGACTTTGAGAACGGCAACATCTACGCCTTTGACCTAGATGACTATTCGGACAACGGCAGCATCCAAAGATGGCTACGATCATGGCGTGCATTGCCTACTGGCACTAACACTCTTAAACGCACAACTCAGCACACCCTGCAACTTGATTGCGAGTCTGGTGTGGGCTTAAATGCTTTCCCTGGTTATGACAGTGAAAACATAGATACTGAGTCTGGATTAAATCTTGTTGCAGAATATGTGCAAACGTATTTGGCTACGCAATCGGGCGATACTTTGACCACTGAAGCTGGGGACGGTTTTGAGCCTTTGGGTCAGTTTGATTTATCAGATACTGACATTACAGGCTATGAAATTGTTACCAATGCCTACAATGCCACACCAGGATACGATCCTCAAGTCATGCTTCGCTTCTCAGATGATGGTGGCCACACATGGTCAAACGAGCATTGGAAGTCTATGGGCAAAATTGGCGAATATTACAAGCGCGTAATCTGGCGCCGTTTGGGTATGACTGTCAAACTGCGTGACCGAGTGTATGAGGTGTCAGGCACTGACCCTGTAAAGATTGCCATCATGGGCGCTGAACTTATTTTGAGTCCAACAAATGCCTAGCCCTAATGCTACGCCAACGCCAATCACGCCGCCGCGAGTGCCGTTGATTGACACTCGCACGGGTTTAATTGACCGTGCCTGGTACTTGTTCTTTTTGTCTTTGTTTAACGCAGCAAGCGACAGCAACGACGTTAACCCAAATGCTGTGTCTTTGGTTGCGTCGTATGACGAGGCGTTGCAAGCGTTAGCGCAAACATCTGCTTTGCAAGACCAATCGGCTGACTTGGTGTCCCAAATAGCTGAGATGCAAAAGCAGATTCAAGGTTTGCAGCTTACCCCGCCGCCAAGGGAATTTAAACTGGCAAGGTACGGATCTTTTTACGACACCACCACTCAAGTTGCAACCATCATCAATACAGCAACGGCAATCACATTTAACACTACCGACTTGAGTCAAGGCGTTTATCTTGGCACACCGACATCCCGTGTTTACGTTGATACTGAGGGTATCTACAACTTTGACACCTCATTTCAGTTGGATAAGACCGCAGGAGGCACAGGAATATTTGATTTTTGGTTTCGCCTAAACGGTGTAGATGTGCCAGACAGTTGTAGCCGGATTAGAATTCAGGGTAACAACGCTGAGATTTTTTCGTCATTAAATTACTTTTTTGATCTCAAAGCAAATGACTATGTTGAGTTAATGTTTTCGGTTGATGCCCTCAGTGTTGAGGTTACTGCTTTTCCTGCGTCTGCACCGCACCCAGGCATTCCATCCATAATCCTTACAGTCGCAAATAATATCGGAGGTTTCCAATGACAGTCACCGTCAAAGTCCTTGTACCCGCAAAGTTTGCCGAAAACTCGCAAACAACCCAGTACACCGCAACTGGCGTTACGGCCATCATTGACAAGTTCACCGCAACTAATATTAGCGGCTCTGCTGCCACGATTAGCGTGAACTTGGTCACAACCGCAGGCTCGGCTGGCAACACCAACTTGATCACCAAAACCAAGACCTTGCAGGCGTCTGAGGTCTACACGTTCCCTGAACTAGTTGGCCAAGTGCTTGCCGTTGGCGACTTTATCAGTACAATTGCAGGAACAGCCAGCGCAATCAATATCCGCGTTTCTGGGCGTGAGGTGACCTGATGATCAACCACCACTTTAGCGCGGGGGTTTACGCAAAGGAAACGCTGATACCAGCGGGTCATGTGCTTGTGCAGCATAAGCACAAGTTTAGCCATTTGTCGATTCTTGCTAGTGGTTCTATTGAGTTGATGGTTGATGGCGAGCGCAAGATTATTCACGCGCCAGCTTGTTTGACTATTGAAGCAGACAAGCATCATGGCGTAAAATCGCTCACAGATGTTGTGTGGTATTGCATTCATGCAACAGAATGCACTGATTTAAATGAAATTGATGAAGTTTTAATTGTGCCAAGCGATACTGCGCAGGCTCAAGAACTGGCCCAGTGCCTACAGGAGAACTAATATGCCATGGATGGCCCTAGCAATTGGTGGAAGTGCCTTACTCGGCGCAAGTGCGGCTAGAAGCGCAGCTAAAACACAAGCCGGCGCGGCTGACCGCGCTGCTGAACTTCAACAACAACAGTTTGAACAAACACGCGCAGATCAAGCGCCGTATCGCACGGCTGGCTATAACGCATTAGCCGAGATGCAACGCACGGCGGGTAATGTGCCCGGCGCGTTTAAGTTTGGTGCAGGCGATTATCAAGCTGATCCAGGCTACGCATTCCGATTGTCCGAAGGTCAAAAGGCTCTTGATCGTCAAGCCGCTGCTCGTGGTGGTTTAATTTCTGGCGGCGCTTTAAAAGCTGCACAGCGTTTTGGTCAAGAGATGGGGTCGCAAGAATTTGGCAATGCTTACAACCGCGCTTTAACGGGCTACAACACTGGCGTGGCCAGCGAAAACCAGTTGTACAACCGTCAAGCAGGGTTGGCAGGCATTGGCCAAACATCAACAAACTTAGTTGGCCAAGCTGGCCAAAACTATGCAACCAATGCAGGCAATTTAATGACTGGCGCTGGCGCAACTCAAGCGGCGGGTCAAGTTGGTATGGCTAATGCCTTTACGGGTGGTTTGGGCACGTATATGAATTACAGCCAAAATCAAGCACAAAACTCATTGTTGCAACAAGCGTTAAAAAATCGTGGCTCTATGTATGGCGGCCCGTTGGTTAATTTTGGCGGTAGCGGCAGCGGTACGTTTGGTGAAGGAGATTATTAAACATGGCACTTGATCCAAACATTTCTCTTGGCGTTCGGCCAATACAACTTGAGATGCCCAATCCGTTGGCGCAATATGGCCAGATTGCGCAGATTCAAAACGCGCAAAACCAAAATCAATTAGCGCAGTATCAACTTGGCGCTGCTCAACGCGCTGAAGCAACGCAAAATGTGTTAGCTGATGCTTATAGTCAATCTATTGACCCTGATACTGGCACAATCAATTACAACAAATTGACTGGTCTTTTGGCAAGGGGCGGTGGCGGGTCACAAATTCCAGGCATTGAAAAAACACGCCGCGAAATTGAAGCTGCTGCGCTTACCGCCAAAAAAACCCAAGGTGAAATTGAAAAAGACCAATTTAAGTTACAACAAGACAAACTTAATTATGGATTGAAGTCTTTGGGTGATTCGCCAACACCGCAAGATGCTATTAAAAAACTCAATGATGGCGTTACAAAAGGTTACTTTGATTTTTCTACAGCAGCCGCAGAAGCACAGAAACTTCAAAGCATGACTCCAGAGCAATATAGAGAATACCGAATTGAAAAAGTTTTGGGTCTTGTGGACGCCAAAGACAAACTTGGTTTTATGTTGCCAAAGACACGCGATCGGGACATTGGTGGTGCAATTCAAACTATCCAAGACAATCCAAGGTTGCCAGGCTACGGTATGCCAATTGCTGGCGGGGCCGTATCCAAAACCCAAACATTTGCTGACCTTACTGCGGCAAGACAAGCAACAACTTCTGCTGGCCAACTTAACTTGGCACGCGAAAAGTTTGCGTTTGAGCAAGCTAACCCTGGCATGACAATCCAAGAAGACGCAAATGGCTTGTTGGCGGTTAACAATAGAACTGGTGTGGCTATTCCCGTGGTTTATGGCCAAACTGGCTTCCAACCTGCACCCGCAGCCGGCGCAGCACCAGCACCCGCTGCCGCACCAGGCGCAAGCCTAATGCGTCAGCCACCGGCTGTACTGCCTGGTCAGCGTATGCCTGCTATCCCTGGCATGACTAGTGTTCTTGATCAGACTGCTGCGCCGGCTGCCATTCCCA